CATATCTCAGGCGGATGGTACGAGTTTGACATAACCGGAGACAGGACGAGCGACAACGGCGACGCCGAATACAGCGGTCATTTAATATTTACCTTCTCCAACGCAAGCGAGTTGTCGAAAAAATTTGTGCCGCTGTGGGTCGAGTTTTATGTAGTTCCTGCGCTCGTGTATGATTCTCTTTTTGCAGGAGACTCTTCCTTTGTCGCTGTCGATAGGCTTCAGGTCGATGTGCGCGAATTAGGCGACGCGAACCTTGCACTCACAACCCAGATGAAAGCTGACGTCAATGCTGAATGCGACACGGCGGTGGTGGGGACGGCGGTGAACTCGCCGACGGCAGGATCTGTCGGAGACCTGGTGCAGCGCGTGAAGAAGATTCAGACGAACAAATGGCGGGTGGATGAAGCGGCCAGCCCGCCGCAGCTTTTGATTTATGATGACAACGGCTCATCGGTGCTGTACACCTTTAATCTCTACGCATCCGACGGAGCTACCGGGGCCCACCAGAATATTTACGAGCGGCATCCAGTCTAGCGACTAAAACACATCACGAAAACTTAAAAGCCCTGCCTTCGTGCAAAGAAAGCAGGGCTTTTTATTCAAGGATTGTAAATGCCTAACATCGTCACGGGCGGGCTCGGGGGCGGCTGGCGGCAGAACCTGGTCACCGGCGGCTACGGCGGCACAAAGCATGAAGTGGCATCCACCGACAAGGCGCTCAAGGGGGATCCGCTTTCTGCCGTTGCGCAGCTTCATATTGCACAGACCGACTGCCTTAAAGCGGGCGACGCTGAAACAGTCGCGGTCACGCTGCATGTGACATCATCCGACGGGGCAAAAACCGGCGATGTCATTATAGGCGTCAACAAGTTAAGCCTTGCCGCAACCGATGGGGCGAAGCCGGGCGACGTTACTGTCGGCATTAATAAGCTGTATCTATCCGCAACCGACGGGGCGAAGCCTGGTGATTCTGACATTATCGCTTTTCGGGTGACGGTATCCGTTACCGACGGCGTCGATGCAGGTGACCAGGCGGTGGCAGTAGCATCGTTTATCACCGCCATGGTTGACGGAATAAAGGCCGGGGATCCGGTCACGGTATCAAATACGCTCAGTCTAACGGCAACGGATAAGGCATTAGCAGGAGATTCGGTAAGCGTCGGGGTGACCATTAACCTTGCATCGGCAGATAAAACGAATGCGGGGGATCAGGCAGCCGTCGTCGCTTCTTTTGTAACATCGCTCATTGACAAGGTTTTGGCCGGCGATATCTGCGCCGGCACAAACGCGCTCACCCTATCAATTACCGACGGTTTCACGCCCGGGGATTCTGATGTAATCGGCTTCAAGGTCTCGGTTGCGGTCACTGACGGGGTTGATGCAGGTGACGCGATCGCGGGTGTTCTTTCGGTAGTGGCTGCTGTGGTGGACGGCCTGAATGCAGGTGAACAGGTTTCAGCCGTCGTCTCCTTCAGCACGTCCTCCACCGACAAGGCACACGCAGGAGATTTAGCGTCGGGCGGATTCAGGCTTGCATTCAGCGCCGCGGACGGCCTGAATGCTGGTGACATCGCTGTATTGAGCATGCGCCATATCGTATCAGCCCTTGAACAGGTGCAGGCGGGAGACACATCTGCAGTCTATGTGGCTTTCGCGGCAGAGCTGACAGATGGCGTAAAGGCGGGTGATGTCATCGTTGGAGTCAACCGGCTCCCGGCTTCTCTTACCGATGGTTTAAAGCCGGGGGATATGGCTTCCGGGGTAAATTGGCTTAGCCTGGCATCCACCGACAAGGCAAAGCCGGGAGATGCTACAGCAGTAGGCGTCATCATTACGCTTGCCGCCATCGAGGCAATAAAGGCTGGCGACCTGGCCGACTACCAGGTGATCATGGACCTGGCGCTGCAGTCTGGCCTTACCATGTCGGACATTATATCCTACATGGGGGGCGCCTGGTACACCGAGCACGTCTATGACAAGGCAAAAGCAGGGGATGCAAGCGCTGCCATGGCTCGTATCGCCGCATCGCTGGTCGATTCGGTAAGGGCAGGCGACAGCAACACCATCACGCTTCGGCTCGCATTTGCCTTGACCGACGGGTTAAAAGGCGGCGATACCGCATCCCGTTTTGCCGTGTACTTAGCAAGCTGCATTGACGGGATCGCGGCCGGGGATGCGGCGTCCGTCCGGATGGATGTTGTCGAGCGCTTAACCGACAAGGCGGTATTTGCCGAGATCGTGGCTCCCCGCCTTGATCTGCTTTTAACGGCACTTGACAGCGTGGTGCTGCGGGACGAGCCGTATTTTATCGCCACCTACGGCGAGCCGCATTTCAGCTTTACCTGTAACAATGTCACGGTGCACTTCACCGTGCGCAACTTACAGACACTTTTTCATGCAATTACAAGGAGAAAACACGATGCTTCATGACTTCGTTAAACGATTAAGCAAGTCCTATCTGCAGCGCTGTGGGGTAAAGGACAAGGCCGAGTGCTCGGTCAAGGCACGGGCCGGCATGCGCAGCGGTCTCAAGATAGGCGGTGTATTTGATGTCGTCTGCCGTGATGCCGACGGCAATATCAAATGGCATGACAGCGTCCACAATATCTGGGTAAATTCAGGGCTGGGCGACCTGCTTGACGTGTATTTCAAGGGGGCTACCCAGGACTCGACCTGGTTTGTGGGGCTTTATACCGACTCATCGCCATCTGCCACCTGGACCGCGACCAGCGACCTGACCGAGTTTACCAGCTACTCCGGAACCAGGAAGGCTTACACGCCGGGCAGCATTACCGGAACGACCACCAAGCAGATGGACAACAGCAGCAATAAGGCGAGCTTTTCAATTACCGGCTCCGGCACCGTTTACGGGGCATTTTTATGCAAGCTGACCAGTGGAGCGGCAAGTATCGCCTGCGCCGCCAATTTTGGATCTGCCAGGACGGTGGCATCGGGTGACACGGTGGAGGTGACGTACACGCTGCAAACCACAGACGACGGTGCGTAAATCTCACACCTCGTCGGCAGGCATTTATTGAGAAGGAGCAGGCCCCTCCACTGCTCCTTTTGCCTGCTTTTATCTTAGAATTGCCCCAGGAGCGGTATATTTTTTATAAACGTGAAATCACCAGCTGCAGGCAAAGAAATATTGTCTCAGGCCAGCCTGTTAAGCAGGAGGTATATAATGGAGTCCTTCTCAAAGTATCCTAACGAACGATTTGCCGTTGAGACAGATTTTGCCTCCCGGCTGGCGACCGGGGAATCCATCCTGCTGGTGAGCAGCTCGGTCAAGGTATACCAGGACGACGCAACAGAGACAGACAGAAGCACGACCATGGTGCTTTCCGGAAGCCTGGCAGTTAGCGGGACAAAGCTCTTGGCTAAAGTGCAGGCCGGGACAGAGGATACCGATTACTTTGTCAAATTCGTGGCGGTGACGGACGCAAACAACACGTTTGAGCATGTGGTCAAGCTCAGGGTATTGAACGAAAAAGGCACGTAAAAAGCTGTTTTCCGATTGAGGTTTCAACTCATTAACGAGCAGAGGTCTTGCCGGTATTTAGCACCGGCAGGGCCTCTTTTTTTGCGTTTGTGGAGGATGCCGTGAGCGATGAGCGGTTACTGTGGCTGTGCTACCGTGCGATGGTGATCCGGGGACTGAAGGCCGAGGCAATGATGATGCTTATGGAATCGGAAGGCAACCAGAATATTAACAGGCTGGTTGAGGTCTATTGCAAGCGGTATGCTCTATAATCCGAGCGAAATCCGAGCTATTAATAAAACAAAAAACCACAATATATCAGGCTGTCTTGCACTCCCAGACATGACATATTGTGGTTGTAATGGTGGAGGCGGCGGGAGTCGAACCCGCGGCGGTTAGAATTATTTATTATTATTACAAATAGTTATAAATCAGGCTTCTTTAATCCGTGCGAAATCCGGGCTAAATCCTCATCCGTTATAGAAGCTAACATAGCATCTATATAGCCGCTGACTTCTTTCCATTCTGTTGCAATAACCTTAATTTTTCCATTCTTTGATTTTTTGACTATTATTGGAACTTTCCCCCACATAATTATCAAGTTATCTAAATCTTTATCGCGTTTTGATTTTTTCATTTATCTCCCTCACTTCCGCCTGCGGCTCAATGACCGCCTTTGTGTCGGTTGCGTGCTCATATTTCATGGTTGTCCTTATATCGGTATGCCCCAGCGCCTTTTGCACCTTCCTAATATCACCGGTTGAAATATAGCCTTCCGTCGCCCCGCTGTGCCTGGTTGCGCCGTATAAGGTCAGCGAGCTTGAGAACCCCGCCTTGTCCCTTGCCGCATTAAACCGTTTCCTCAACAGGCTTTCATACAACGGCTTACCCCGGTAGGTAAACACGAATGCTTTTCCATGCCCGACACGGCCGGCCAGCATTCCCTTTACCGTTGAATGCAGGTGCTTTACCGTCTGCTTTCCGGTCTTGGTTGTCTCCCTGAACACACTGCTTGAAAACGAGCTTCTAACCGTCATTTGGTTTGCGTCAAAGTCAATGTCTTCCCACCGCAGCCCCCGTACCTCTCCCACCCGCAGCCATTGCAGCCTGGCGGTAAGAATAGCCTCCCGCACCTGGCTGTCTTCCACTTCCTGCACTATTCTTTCAAGCACATTTAGCGGGCACCAGGCAACAGCCTTATTCTGCACGGTGAGTGCACGGGGAAACATCGGCATCTGCTTTATCGCCTGCTGGTAGAACATGTCTTTATAAAACGCCTTGACGATGGTTACAAGGTTGTTGACGGTCTTGTTGGTGCGGCCTTGCCTGACGTGGTGGACGAAATCACTCAACACCTTGCCGTTTACGTCCCTGATGTCCATGTCCTGAAAGAATGGCACAATCACGCCATTGATCCGGTTGCGGTAGTCTTTCTGTGATTTTGGGCTGTAGCTGCCCAGGTTGCGGTCAAGCCAGGCGGTAATGGCGTTGTCAAAGGTGTGCGGCCTCTCTTTCCGGTAATCGCGGGGATCAAAGGTGTGGTTGTTAATGCGGGTTAAAGCCTCGTAGCGCACCTCATAGGCTTTTGTCTCGGAGCGGATCCGCTCGCCGCGGCGGTCATGGGTGAGCCTTACCGTCCGGCCATAGGCAGGGTAGTAGACAAATACGTCAAACAGGTCATGCCCTACCTTAGAGACGCCCTTTATGATCTTGTCCATGATATGCCGCACCCCTTCTGAATATGGCATATCATGCTGTTTATGCGAGGTCAAGTGATTCATGGCGGCGTCGCTTAAGCACTCCGGCTCATAAGCACCTTTTCATTGACCGCCTTGATGCCGGGGATTTTAACGGTGCCTTTGGTTGCCTGCATGATCTTATCAAGCGCCTTCTGGTCGGGGATCATGTATTCACGCGGCACCATGTTAATATCCACCACTACCGCCTTCCAGTTATCCCGGTAAGACAGACCTTTCGGTGTCGGCATGGTAAGCACTACCGGCACTGCGTCAGGCACGACTTCATCGGCCTTCTCACGCAACGCCTCTGCCTTATCCGTATTCCCTTTTTCTTCCCACTTGTCAGCCCTGGCCTGCAGCCGTTCCTGCTCTTTCCTGGCCTTCTCATCCGCTTCCCGTTGCAGCTTATCTTGCAGCTCCCGGCGCTTTTTTTCCTGCTCATCGGTATAGGCCATGATCGCCTTGGTCAGAACACCCTTGGCCTGGTCGAGCTTGTCAAGCCATGGTTTGTATTTATCCATGATCTTTTTCTTAAGGCCGTCAATCGGTCTGGTTAAATCCTTTCTGTCTTCATCAAGTTCTTTTATCTTTTCCTTTATTTTTATCAGGCAGCCATTGGCGTCTTCAAGCTGCTCCGGCGTTGTAATGGCAACGCCACCCGCACTCGTTACCAGCGCAAGCACTTCTGATTCCTTCTCGTCAACCCTGCTGGTATCAATCTGTATTGTCTCCGCCGTATTCATTTCATCTCCTCCTTTACGTTTGCGATTGTCAGCGCCGCCAAAAACCTTGCCTGGTCGCTTTTGTCTGTGTATATCTCCATCTTAAACTTTCCGTCCCCGCCGAGCCATACACAGAGCCGCTGCTTTATCGTTGCCGCCCCGTTTAATTCATTGTGCGCAATTTCATATCCGGAGAGCTGGATGCCTGCCAGCTTTACGGTGGCCTTATTCTTAACGCCGGTCTTGATGTCAAGCAAGGTGGCCTTGCCATTGTAAATCCCTTTGCGGTCGTACCGGCCCGCGTAGAGGTATCGGCGCGAATACACCAGCTGCTCAATCGCTTCGGTTGTCCAGCCGGTCACCTGCAGGAAGGCGCGCCATGCGGCAAGGTATGGGACCAGGGCTGGATCAAGTGACTCGGTATCAAGGTTGTTGTTGTCATACAGGTACGTCATGTCATGAACCGCGGTTCCGAATAATCTGGCACGCTCAAGTATGTCCTCCGGTATGTTTGAATAGTTTGACAGGCCGGCGATGTCTAAAATCTGCGTCACGCTTTTAAGCCGGATGCCGTCCAGGGCATAGGTGTGCGTTTCGTCATTATAGGTAATCATTAGAACGGCACCTCATCTTCATCGATCGGCTCACTATCAATCGGTTGTGCATTAAATCCGGCGGATTCCCAGTCCTTCTTTACTTTGCCGTATGTGGACTGCAGCCATTTGCCTTTCAGGTCTTTTAAATTGCGCACCGCCTTAATCTGGCCATCTTTCCCCTCAAATCCGCTGTATTGCTCAAGCAGGTCATTGCAGTTACCGTCCTCACCGGCCAGGTCTTTCATCATGGATCGCAAGGTTTCGCGCATCTCGGCATCGGGATCAGCAGCTGGCTCTGGTTTCATCTGTACTGCTGGTGCCGCTGATTTTGCCCGGGGCGGCTCGACATGCGGCTTGCCGTTGCTTTCTGCCGCTTCCATAGGCATTTCATCAAGCGAAGTAAGCCCGGTGCCCGTTGCCTCCCGTTTTGCCCTGTTAGTGGCGCGGCGTGACGCCATCATAATCACGTTTTCTTTCAGCAGCTTGCCCTTTACCTTTCGCCCCTTCTGTTGATCATAGACATACTCATAGGCGATCCCCTCGCAGGTGTCGGGGGATGCCAGGCCGATGTCCGAAAAGCTGTAGGTAAATGTTGATTCCAGCTTGTCCAGCACGTCCTTATTGACCTCGGTGCATGCTTTCAATGCTTTCTGAAAATTCTCCCGGTCGAAAAATTGGATGGTCGCCTTGAAGCCAAAAAGGTTTTCACCTTCGGGTGTCAGCTCTTTTAAGTCGATGCCTTTTAATACCAGGTGCTCATCGGCGCACTTATTCTGCACCTTGCAGTCAAGGCCGGTGACGTTAATGTAGGTCTTACCGCCCAGGATGTTAAGGCCGCTTACCGGGATGCCCTCCTGCTTGGCGAGCTGGGCGATCTTTTCAGTCACCACCGCCGGCAATTCGCTGTCTCTTTTCGCTAAGTGTGTCATAGTCTCTCTCCCTTTTGATGGTGTTTTAAAACAGTGGCGCAAGCAGCACGAATGCGGCATACCAGCAGGCGGCGCAAAATAGCAGCCCCACCGCGCTTGACACCGCCGTCAGTACCTGGTCAGCATCGCCCTTATCCTGATTGCCCAAGAACCACTCGCCGCACTCCCGGCAGTCAAACGCGATTACCCCGTCCAGCTTTGCCTTGTGCTCATCCATTACGCTTCCGCATTTCGGGCACTTCATAAGTTTTTCACCGCCTCCCGCACCTGGTCCCGGTTGACATTAATGGCGCCGAATACCTCATCCAGGTGGTGCATAAAGTGAAGTGTCCTGCGCTTTGTCTCGTCCAGCTCTTTTTGCAGCAGGGCGTGCATCGCTTCAAGCTGCGCCCCTGCCTTTACGATGTTTTGCTGTGCCTCAGTAAGCTGTCCCATTACGTTTTTAATGTCATTCATTGTCATCCTCGCTTTCGGTGTAAGCTGACTCATACAGCCCCTCTTCGCTGTATCGGGGGATCCGTCTCGGCTTCCGTTGGTGCCGGTCATCGTCATAATCTGACCATTGCCGATCCCGGTTGCCTTCATCCCTTGCCATGTGCTTCTCGCGCTCTAACCACCACTGCGGTGCTGCCACACTCTTCTCCTTTTAAAATCAGGTGGCGGGATGGGGAGAGGGACCACCCCGCCACCGTCCTTGGGCTTGTTAGGCCCGGTTAGTAGGGGACAGGCGATGAAGTCAGTTACCGGTTATAACTGCGCCCGTAGGCTATTGACGCCTATCCCCATTTCAAAGAGCTTTACTGCTTACCGCGTCACCACATTCAGCCGTTGTACGCAAGCGTTGTGCGTCCTCTGGGGTACGCTATGCTTGAGCGCCTTCACGCGCCGGGCAGCCGCAGCCGCCAGTGGTAGAAAACAAAAAGATGAGACCGGCAAGGGGCTGTTACTGGCATACCGTTTATAGGCTGCGCTTTGTGCCGGTCTCATCTGCTGGTTGTGGTTAAGCAATTCAACGATCATAACAGCCCCTGTCTGATTGTTGGGATGATTATACCAGATGCCATAGGTAAGTCAAGAAAATAATTCCAGATGGGGTATTTTTCGGCAAAGAAATAGCGCTCAAGTGGCGCTATTTTTAAAAGAATATATTAATTAAACAGTTAATGTTACAATAAATTATCGATAATTCTTTTCATGTCGTCCTTAAATTTATGATCATTGTCAATAATTTGAGCTATTACAGGGCTCCATAAGTAATAAAGTCTGATCAATTCCTGGCCTTCTGGCGTCTTCCTTAAAACATTGTCGCGAATAAATCTCAATTTGCTCGCTTCAGGCGAATCGCATCCATATATAAGCTCTGCAGGACAAATATACTCGCATTCACAGACAGAAGTTGTGGTAGAAATTGGTGATCCATTTATATCGACATAACTATAACTGTAATAAATTCTAAAAGGACTATCAATCTTGAACCAATCAGGGAATGAATCGACCCATCCAGAAATAGTGACCCCCTGTCTTATATTAGCGCATCCATCAAATGTTCCGTTAAAGTGGATAAATGAATAATCATCAGATGAAAAATCGCGAACTTCAAACTGATTATTTTCTTGCACAAATGCAAATTGCGTATCACATAGTAAAAATGATTCAGAAACACCAGTTATCGAGAATTTAATAGTCTCAGAACAAATGCTCCAATTTGATTCCGCATAGGTATCTAAATATTGCATAGTCATACCATAGTCTTTGCATTCCTGTGCATTAAGTGTAGAGCAGAATCCAAAAACAAGCGCGGCAACAAAAATCTTCTTCATGAGCCCCCCCCTTTTTTTAAGTTTCATGAATTGAGCTATTCAGTGCTTGATTCATCTTTTTTTGCAACCCATTCACCACAGTGCCGGCATTTAAGACTGTCTAAAGGAATGTCACTTTTACAATATGGACATTCCTTCATTTTTAGCCCAGTGACAAAACCATCCCAAAAGCCTCCCAATGCCCCACCCGTACGTGGCTTGCCATCTGGCCGAAGGCCCCTGAAAGGCGGACTACAAAAACAAGCAGCAATCGCAGTAATGACTGCCAATATAAAAAATGCAGGAAGCGCGAATCCGATGAAGAAAAATACGACAGTTACTCCTTTGAAAAAATTTCTCATTATCAGTATCGCTTTTGTTTAAAAACAACCCTGCCTATTATGTGAAAATGCTTGTCATCCTTTGTAATGATAATGTCTTCATACTTCTTATTTAATGGCCGCAGCACTGCCATTTCATCTTTCATGATCACCTTTTTTAAAGAGACTGTGTCGCCAATTTTGACGACGCAATAGTCTCCGCTGTTGCAATAAGCATTAGGGCTGACGATGATAATATCCCCAGCAAAAAACTCATCCTCCATGCTGTCGCCGTTAATGACTAGGGCGAATGCCTGTGGATCCGTTCCTTCGTATGGTATAGGCTCTCCAATTCCTACTGGATTTTCGTCCATAGCTTCCTTAAACCTCCCAGCATTTACCCAAGATATAAGCGGCACATAGCGGCGTGGTTGGATGGCAATATCAACATTGTCCCCGGGCTCGAATGTCAAAAATTCAGTCATCGGGACTCCTAATCCCTTGACGAGCTTACTTACCGTTTCATTGTCTGGCTCTCTTCTCTCCCCGGTGAGTATCTTATTCAATCCACCCTGAGTAAGACCACAAAGCGCCGCAAATGATTCTTGGGTCATTTTTTCGTTTGTTTTAAATCTTTCCCTGACTGCCGTGATGAGTTTTTCATATATTATTTTCATAAGTTAGGATTATACCGGATGGGATTATGAAAAATCAACATACAGATGGAATAAAATGTTGACTTACATAATGGCAGGCGGTATAATTAGCGCACTATGAAAAACACTGGTATTGAAAAACTCAAAAAACTGCTCGAAGAAAAGCAAATTACCCAGCTTCAGGCCGGGATCATTTCTGGAGTCCCGCAGCCTACCATATCCAGGCATATCTCTGGTGATCGACTTAAAGTAGATCCTGAAATAGCCATAAAGTATGAAAAAGCCTTCGGTATTCCAAAAGAAGACTTTGTCTTTCTCAACGGGTAAGACTGATTGGCTGTATGAATTGATTTAAAAAGGGCATTGCAAGCCCGTCAAAGCATCCAATGCCCTTCAAAAGTGAAAGCAGGTAACATCCATTAAGCAGTATCACCTCTTTCATTAAAACTATATTGCATTGCATATCAAGAGTCAATAGCAAATAGTTAGCAATTTTATGGCAATCAATCATACCGTAATCGACCGCCTGCTCAAAAAACAGCACCTAAGCGACATTATAAACGAGATTATCACAAAGCAGTACGGCGGCAACAGAAAGCAATTCTCAGACGAGCACGGCGTTGATCTGATCGCGCTTAGCCGCAGCCTGGGCGTTATGGATAAGTTCTCAGCCAAGCCCGGGCTTTATGTTTTTACCGCTGACCAGGTACGCAAGATCAAGTTGTACGTCGAGACACTAGAAAGGCTGATTGAGTAGGGGGAAGAATGACAAAGCTGGCTAGGGTGGACGATCTAAAATGTAAACTGGATGAGATTGACAAGCAAGTTTTCAATAAAGCTATTAATGGATTTTATGAAAGCAGGCTAATAATTCTTTTGGGTATGTGGAACAAGGGAAAGGCAATTTCCGATTTTACGGGGGGTAAAATCGGAAAAATTAATTTTCTCGAATTAGAGAGAGAAACTGGACGAGATGCAGATCAATTAAAAAAATGGCTAAAAACCTACAATGCAAATCCACATTATGACGAATATCTAAAAATTGCAGAGAAGAAGGCGCACGAGTGGACGGTAAAGGCTTTGGAAGAAAAAAACAAATCAGTATTGGCGACTCTGCATACTGGTGACCATGAAAGTTACACTCCCGAGCAATATATTGAATCTGCTCGCACCGTAATGGGCAGCATTGATCTTGATCCTGCCTCAAATGACCACGCAAACATTACAGTTAAATCAAGTATGTTTTATAACGCTGAAGATGACGGCCTATCGAAAGACTGGAAAGGGAATGTTTGGCTCAATCCACCGTATGAATATCCACTAGTAGAAAAATTCATAAATAAACTAATTGTTGAGTTTAATGCTGGCAGAGTGTTTCAAGCAATTTTACTTACCAATAACAATACCGATACACAATGGTTTTATAATGCCGCATTAAATGCACAGTGTATTTGTTTCACAAAAGGCAGAATCAATTTCAACAAGATTGACGGAAGTATAAGCCAACCTACAAACGGGCAGGCTTTTTATTATTTCGGGGATAATCAGGACGCTTTCAATATTGAGTTTTGTAAGTATGGTCTTTTAATGACTGTGATTAATGGCTGATTTAATAAACCTTCCTGAAACAATCTACAATAGAGAAAAATTCTCTCAAAATTTACCACTTTCTTTTGATGGTACTTTTGACTGGACATGGACGCAGGGGTGTTTTGGCGAAACAAAAATAAAACCAACAGACATTGATGCAATCGTAGAGAGGAAAGGTAATTTTTTAGTATTTGAAACTAAGACACCAGGAATTGAAGTGCCACAAGGACAAATGATATTGCTGAATAATTTAGTTAAGACAGGATATTTCACAGTAATGATTATATGGGGAAAAATGAATCCTGAAAAATTCATAGTCATGTTTAGAAATTGGAAAAAAGAATATTATGGAGTTGAAGAAGCAAAAAACATTGTTACTAAATGGTTTCACTGGGCAAATGGTAAAGGCGCAAAATAATGGGCAAGCAGCCAGCGTTTCAATTTTACCCCGGTGACTGGCTTAGGGACACCCAGTTACAGATGGTGAGCTTTCACACCCAGGGGATGTGGATCAATATTTTATGCCGTATGTGGGATGCACCTGAGCGTGGAATTTTGCGCGGGACGGTGGATCAATTGGCGCAACTTATTCACTGTAAAATATCCGACCTAGAGACATTCTTAAATGAGAATAAAAAGACAAAGTTTGCAAACGTAACTTTCTGTAACGAAATTGTAACAATTGTAAACAGGAGGATGAGAAAAGAAGAAAAGGCAAGAATTACAACAAGAAAGAGAGTCGCTGAATTTCGGAAACAAATTTGTAACGCAAATGTACAAAAATGTAACAAAAATGTAACTGCATATACTTCATCTTCATCTTCAATACAAAAGAATAATACTATTGGCGGAGCCGCATTTTTTACCTGCCGGTATTTTACCCTTACCGACCATGAAGCAGACAAATATGTCTCGGCCTACGGCCTCGACCGGCAGCAGTTTCTTTATGAACTAAAAAAAATGGAGCTATGGCTGGACAACAACCCCACAAAAAGGAAGAAAAGCTATGGACGCTTCATTACAAACTGGATCAGCCGCGGCAACGGAGCTCTGTCCCAGGTGCCGCAGCCGGACAACGGGGCCGGCAAGGCCGGACTCGACAAAATGCTTAATGACGTACGAATGCGGAGAGCAAAGCTCAAAGCTGGTAACGGAGGAGCTGAAGGACTGGCTAATGACGGAGATAAACTTTGTGTTACCGGCGGAGATAAAAGAGGCAAAGCGTCTGGCGAAAAAATACCCGACACTCAAAAAGGACTGTGAGAATCTGATATGGCACTGCCACGGCCTGTTACTACAAATGAAAGGGTGCTACGACACGCTCGCGAAGTAGAGATCGTCTCAAACTTCGACATGCTGAAGCGGATCGAGCGAATGCCGCAGGTGGACATTATAAAAGCGGCAACATTCCCGACGCTTTGCAAGGCGGTAGACGGCTTTGTGTCCGGCGAGCTGGTGGTGGTGACCGGGGCCACTGGCTGCGGCAAGACGTTATTCTGCCAGAGCCTGACAAAGGACTTCTGCCATGACGGGGTGATCCCGCTATGGTTTACCTTTGAGGTGTCAGCGCGCTTTTTTCTGCCTAAGTTTGCACTTAACGCAAAGGACTTGCAGTTTTACATGCCAGCAGAATTGTACCCGTATTCGATTGACTGGGTGGCCGAGGTAATACGCCGAAGCAAGGAGAAGCTCGGCATTGAAGTGGCCTTTATAGACCACCTGCACTACATTTTCGACATGAGCACTTCGAGAAATCCGAGCCTTGATATTGGCACGGTGGTAAGGGCATTAAAGCGGCTGTGTGTTGAACTGGACATCATCATTTTTCTGTGTTGCCACACGACAAAGACCAGGGTTGAGAGCGCTGACGACGTCGGGCTGCACAAAATCCGCGATTCTTCTTTGGTTGCGCAGGAGGCTGATACGGCCATCTTTGTGCACCGCACCACCAGCGACAACGGCATATGCAAGACGGAGAGCAGCTTTTTGAAGGTATGCAAGGCAAGAAGGACGGGGGATATGAGCACTGTTATAGAGACCATAAAGCCGAATCAGTACCTGGCGGAGCTTGCCGACTAATGACACCGCCCCTACAGAAGCGCACACAAGTGACCTGCCCATACTGCGGCAAGCAATACCTGGGACATAGCAAGAGCAAGTACGGCTGCCCTGATTATGCGTGCTCGGTGGCCGCAGCACTAGACCAGCGCGAATACCATAACGAAAAGGCACGGCAATGGCACCAGAAGCGAAGAGCGGGCCGGAAATCATCTACTGCGAAAAGCTCTTCTGCAGCCTGAGCAGGGAGGCGTGCATCAAACGGCAGTACATGGCGCATGAGTACCAATATGGTAGGACCTGGAACAAGTATGAGCAGTGCCATGACTGCGAGCAGGGAATCAAAATAAACGGAGGGAGGACCATGACAAAGGCGGCATTGACATGCAGAATTGACGGATGCAGCGCGCCGGTGTTGGCTCGGTGGATGTGCCAGCGGCATTATGACCAATGGCGTGCCAGGGGCAAGAAGATCGAGGAACTGCCGGAAGGGCTGGGCGAGAGAAAGCAGCCGATACGCGACAAGGCTTTGGCCAAGGTCACGAAGCCAAAAATAAAAGCGGCGCCTAAAAACGGGAAGGCGCTCGTGGCCGGTAAGAATGCGCCGGCCAGCATCACGCAGTTTGTGGACGGCCTTATGGCAACGGTAAGGCGCGAGGTAATCGCCGATATGCGAAGGGAGCTGAATGCGGCTTTTGACCGGATGGGGAAAGCATGAGCATTACAGATGAAATTTTGAGCGCTGTGCCGGCCGAGCAGATGAGCACCGTCCTGGTGCTGGGCGGAGGAGACTACAGCTTCATGGTGCGCTGCCGGGACGCCTACCCGAAGGCATTCATGTCCTATGTGGATTCGCCGAACAACATCCGGCTCTTCAAGGTGCAGCATCCTGACTGTTACGGGCGGATCCCAAACATGCCGCTGCCGATGAACAACATGAAGGCGCTGCGGTATGATTTCATCGCCGCGTTTAACTTCTTCGCCATGTTCAAAACGCAGGTGCCGCAGACGATGCACTACATCTGCTATGAGATGATGCAGGCAGACGCCATGCTATTTGTGCAGGAGGATGTCGGCGAGTACAACGGCGTGTCATTGCTTGACGAGGCGGAAAAGTATTTCACCATAGAGACTGAATTTGCCATGGCGGTGCCTGGCATTGCGGCATTATGCAAAAGGAAAGGGACGCCTTTTTGAAACGGGGGACGCTATGAAGTTGTTGTGCATTCTTGCATTTTCGTTTGTATGCGCCGTGTTTTGGTACGGGCTGATTAAGCTCACAGAAGACGCGCTTCGGTTAATGGGCATCATCAATTGACGGAAGGGGGTGATGTAATGAATCCGCAAGCAGCATTGAAAATTGCATACCTGCTTTTGAACACCCTGAAAATGTGCGAGGCCGAATTGAAGAAGGACGGCGTTACACCGGCTGAGATCATGATCGGGATATGCGCGAACAATCTGAAGGCATGCATGGACGCGATGGCGCCGAAGGTAAACGAGTAAACCAGCAGGGAAGATGAGCATGAAAGAAACGGCACAGGTAATCAAGCTCAAAAAGAAAACGTCAATCGTGATGATGCTCAAGCACCGATTCGCCGCGATACTGAACGCCATAGCAAACGAGATCTCCTGCGACCTTGGAAACGTCAATCGCATGAGGGAGCTGGCAGGGGCATTGCGAAAGCAGGCCGCTGCCCTGGGGTACAAAACAACCATCAAAAAAAAGGAGACAGACATGAACTTAAACGATCTGGCAAAAAAAGTCACCCTGAAGGAAGGGAAAAAGGAATCGCTGTCCATCGCCCAGGTGAAAGAGGTCATGAGCATCCTATTGGGGGAATTGGCGGCGGTCCCGGAGGCAGAGGCAATTAAGACGATCCGGGCATACCGGAAGAAGGCAGCAGCGCCATGCAAATGCGCGGCAAAGGGAAAGAAGTGAAAACACGCGACCACGAGATCACCATTCGGATCAGCACCATGGAGCCGGAAGATACGGCGGATGTCGCGGCCATGGTAATCGCCGACTTCTGCAGGCTGTATAACCTGATCCCTGATGACAACCGGGAAAAGTGCAAGGTGATTGACTTCAAACTGGACACGAGCAGGAAGCTGAACTGACATGAAGTTGAAGCAGAAACAGCCGACAGAGAGTGAAATCACCAGGGGAATCAGGCAATACCTGAAGCTCAAAGGAATATTTCACTGGAAGGTATGGCAGGGGCTGGGGAGCACCCCTGGGGTCCCTGACATAGTGGGGATATGCCGTGGCCGCTTTGTTGGCATTGAAGTGAAGACGGCCAAAGGAAAGCTGTCTGAGCACCAGGAGCAGTTTCGTGACGCCATTGTGCGGGAAGGCGGCCTGTATATCCTGGCTCGCTCGACTGATGATGTTGCCACCGTGTTTGAAAGGAAGGAGGCGCAGCCATGAATGAAACTAAGCAGATGAGGATGGTGCCGCGTTCTATCGTTGTGTATGCCTGCCTGATAACGGGGCTGACGTTAAGCAACCTGTTTTTTGCCGGCGCGCTGTACTGGCAGCAGCTCAACATTGAAAAGCTGCAGCAGGAAGTAAGGACGGCATACCATGAAACCACGGCGCAGCTGCAGGATTTTATGCGGCCGGAGGGGAAGCAATAAGGGAGGAGACAAATAATGAAAAGATTATCAACCGACATTGAGCAGGCATGGTATGATTTTTATTCTGTGTTTTACAATCCTTTTTTTAAAATATTTAAAAATGTAAAAATCGGAAGCATTTTAGGAGATTCAAAAAGGATAGAATGGATATGGAAAGAATGGGAAACGTGGAAACACATTGATGAATTGCATAGGTATTTCAATGGAAGTAAGATTTGTAAAATTAAAGATATGTTTTTTAGCGGAGAGATAGATTTAATTGCAGAGTCAACGGTAGGTGAAGTGATTTATTGTTGGGAAATTAATGGACCTGGCCATAACCCTAAAAACGATATGGCAAAATACTTATTGCTAAAAGCAGGTGGGATTATCTTGCAATTTAACGATGGATATCCTGATAAAAATTATGATTGGGGATATTTATCAAGGCATAAAAGGTACTTAAAAAAAGAATCTTTTAAGGAAAGGAGAATTAGAAAAATTAATCTGCTTAATGAAATCATGTCAGTCAAACAAGTTAGAAACGACCTACCAGCATTTATAAAAACTAATTTTCTAGCACAGAACAAAATGAAGGTTAGAAATTATGACCTCTATAGGAAGTCGATAGTTTTAGAAATGGAATCAGTGACCTATAGAAACGGCATGTTTCAAGACCACAAGTTGGATTATTTTTTGAAATCGTATTATGGGAAGAAATCACAAGAACAAATCATTGAAGAAGCTCGAAAATTGATTGGCTCTATTCATCCTTTTAGCGACTTGGGTTACACAAATTGATTGCAAAAAGGACACTCATTGCAACAGCATGAAAACACCTGCGAAAAATGCGATAAGCGTGACGCCTGCAATAAGCTGACGGCATCATGCGAGCGGCTTTCAAAATTCATGCATGGTATTAGCGTTGCCGACAAGACGCCGACGCTTTCGACTGACTACGTTGACAAGGCTTTTGCCGTGAAGGCTGGCGCCGAGCTGGGGAGACTGGCCGAAGCAAAGCGAAAATACGACAACCTTGATAGGAACGGCAAGGCGGCCCGCCAGCTCATCAGCCACTTTCAGGGATACGGCATAAACGGGGTCATGTACTTCTGGATATGGCTCAAGGTGGAGCAGGAGCATATGTCGCAGCGGGACGTGGCTTTTATGCTGGGGATCACCGAATCCAGGGTGTCACAGATCGTCAGGGCCATTAAACAGGACTAAAAAACTTAAATCGTACTTTTTTTTTTTATTTCCAAAGGCACTGATAATAAAGGCTTCCAGCGTATATATGTAATTTTCTCACTAAAGTTTTTGCCTCTATACGCCTATAGGTAGGGGAGTGGTGCGCCTTGAAAACGATAACGGTGACATTCTCTGGCATTAAAGAAGCGCTCGACTTTTACTTTGACGATGGAACCTGCCTGCCGCCGTCTCTTTCGGTCAGACAGGTTTTTGTCGACCGGAGTCTAACCCATGAGACGGTAAAGCTCGATGTCTGTGCAACCATAGGATACTACGTTTACAAGCAACCGGAACGCTCAAGATTTATTCTTGAGCTTTTTTTTCGGCACCGCCTGGGGGATAGGGAGATAGCCGCCAGGATCAGGCGCAATCATTTCATGGTAAAAGCAGAGAGGGTTAAGACAATGAGACGGCTAGAGCAAGACTTGAGGGAAATCGGGGTGCTCAGGTCATGGAAATGCAGATAATGGCAGAATACGCGGGAGCGCTAAGCATGGCAGCGGAGAGAGAGCGGTCAGGCACTTGCCTAGAACATGCACACACACTCGAACGCCTGACGAGTATAGAAGCAAACGGAAAGCATATCAAGGAAGACATAGACGAAGTGAAAAAAAAGGTAGACGACGTTCTGAAGCTGTTACACAGCCGTCCGTCGTGGTTCGTCTGTATAATATTCAGCTTTCTGATGACGCTCTGCGGCATTCTCATAACTATTATCGAGACCGGAAAAAATGTCGCTCCTTAATGGAAACATAAAAGACCTGATAGCGGTGGCTGCGATTATTGTGTATCTGACCGCGGGCGCGCTCTACGTCATCTTTCTCGTCAGCTATAACAAGCAGGCGCTGCAGCAGAACCAAAAGACACTCAATCTGCTTATCGACCGCAAGGAATACCATATACTCGTATCAGAAGATAACAACGAGAAATTGCGGGAAATACTCGACCTACTCAAAAAGGGGAAACCATGAAGGAAACTATTGTCATTTACATGGTACAGGCGCTCATGAAGGTGCTTATCAAGGCATGCATGGACGAAGCCACACAAAAGAAGTTTGTTGATGCCGTGCTCGACGCGGTCGAATCGTTCGTAAACCGTACCGACAACACGCTCGACAACGAGCTGATTCTGCCGCTGATTAATTCTATCCGGCAGAATTTCAACATACCGCAGCAGGACATGACACCGGCTCCGTAACATGGCATGGGTTGACGGTTTTCTCAAATACGCGACTTCGACTGCCATAAAGGCAGAATGTGAGCGGCGGCAGCTGCACAAGCAGCAGGTTTCTACCCTGCCGCCGGCCACCGTGTACCGGGAGATTACCGGGCAGCAGCTCATCGACATGCTGCCGAAGACGTTCGTTGACCCGTTTGACGGCAAGACATACGGCGTCAGGCTGACGATGGGGAATCCGAAGTATCGCCTTACCACCGACGCGGAGATACGCAGATTTCTGGCGTGGAACAGGATCAACGAGCGGAAGCCGACGCCTGAATGGTACGTTTGCAATTCATACGCGCTGTCACTGTGGGCGGCTGCCCGTGATTGGACTGAAGGTGTTTGCCTGGGGATGTGCGTCGTGCGCAGGCGCGGTCATGGGATGAATTGGTATATCAACCAGGACGGTAAAAAAATGCTGATCGAGCCGCAGAACGACACCATCATTCCAGGATTTGACGACACAATCGAGCATTTTTTGGTGTGATATGCCAGCGTTCAGTGAAAGAAGCCTTTTGCGCCTGCTTACCTGCGATCAGCCGCTGATCACGCTTTTTAATTGCGTAATCAAGCGCTACGATTGTGCGGTTATATGCGGCTACCGGGGAAAGGAAGCGCAAAACGCTGCATTTGATGCGGGAATGTCAAAGCTGCAGTATCCATTGAGCAGGCACAATTCGGAACCGGCCATGGCGGTTGATGTTGTGCCATCTCCTATAGACTGGAAGAACATCAAGGAATTTGAGCAATTCGGTTACTTTGTGCTCGGTTGCGCTCACGGCCTGGGAATCAGAATACGGTGGGGGGCCGACTGGAATAACGACCTGAATACAAAAAACGAGACATTCCTTGATTATGCGCACTTCGAGTTGCTATGAAATTCCTTAAAATCCTCTGGCAGACGATCCGCTTTTACCGTTTCGTGCGCAAAGAGGTTGACTATTGGGGGAAGATCGAGCCGGCCGGATACGTGAAGGGGTTGACGAAGTACGGCAATGACATTCAGGTCATCTTAAACGGGGACTGCAGCGAGCCATTTGGCGTGGTGCTGCTGTGGTATCCGGCAGAGAAAAAGGGGGACAAAACATGAGAGATTTTTTTAAAACGCTGACACAAAGTGATCTGGCGGTTATGCTTTTGACATTGACAATACTTGCGCTTCTGCTCACGCTGCTTTCTGCCTGCACGACCGGCATCAAGTACACCTATGACGCTGACGGCACGCTGTTAAGCAAGGCGCCATATTTCGAGGTGGGCCAGCTGCAGACAAAAGATGACTATTCGACCTTAGACATCCTGAAGGGGACCGGTTTTGACGCCCGGATCCCCATACCGCTTGCCTCCACCACCGGAATCGGGACGCTCGATGTCGCGCTCGGCTACTTCAGCCATGTCAGGATGATTATAAAGCCGACATCAACCGGCGAGCTTCCGGTCGTTGTGATCGATTCAGGTGTCAACCCGTTTAACAAAAACGGGGTGACCGACACGGTTCTGACCGGGAAGGAAGCGGTGCAGGAATTTTACACTGAAGAGGCGGTGCAATGACTGATTTTGATTTCATCCTCGCGTGTCTTCTCGTCTGCGTTATGGCAGGCGAACTCTATATCATCTTTCAAATTGATCGATTGATCAAGAAAGGAGCAGGTATCACCATGACACTCGACGAGCTGCAGGTACAGGTAACAGAGAACACGTCACTCGAGCAGAGCGCGATCACGCTCATTCAGGGGATCGCGGCGCAGCTCGCGGCCGCGGCGCAGGACCCGGCAAAGATTCAGGCGCTGTCGGACCAGCTGAACGCAAGCGCCGATGCGCTTGCCGCTGCAATCCAGGCGAACACGCCTGCGGTCCCGGCGTAAGGTGCATAACGGGGTAAAGCAGCACTCCCAGGCTGAGCAGCTTCCGGCCCTTAATCCTCCCCGGCGGCTGCTCAGCTCCCGCCCCGTTTCATGAAAGGAATGGCGTGGACATTCCGAAATTGACAAAGGAAGAGATACAGACGCTGCAGGTGGACGCCGCTTTGCGGCTCATGGGCGAGCTTACCACTACGCTGACCGAGCTTAATGCCGACCTGGGCTTTGCCATATCAGAGCTCGGAAACGCCCGGGTAAAGGTGGAAAAGCTCAAGGCTGACAAGCAAACCTGCGTTGAGATCCTGAGAGCCTTAAAGGTGATTGTTTCAAACGGGTGAGCTCATGGGCAAGAAAAGTGATAATGTTGACCGGCTGCGCAAGCTGGGCTGCGTCGGCAACAACATTACCGAGCTAATGACTGACTTCTTGAGTCATAAGAATGACGACATGACCTACACCGCGTACGGGGCAAAGCACGGCATTTCGCAGTCGGTCATGTGGTACTGGTGCAAGAAGCTGGGAAAGGAAGGTGGATTCAGAAACTGTGTTCATAGCGTGAGCAGCGCAAAAGACGAAAAGGACGAAAGCGGTAACAGCAATATTAACCACCGTCTTTATGAGCTTGGATACAGCGACGGTGATGGCTCTGTGATCGCCGCCATCGCTCGCTTCATTTACGACGAAGTGACCATCGGCAAGGCTTCCGTCGCGTCCTGCGCGCGGAAGCTCAGAGTCGATGAAGAGACGGTCGAGTTCTACATACAGCGCGCATCTGAAGTTCCGCGTTTTGCGGCGCTCATTCGGACAGGCTCCGAAGACGTAAAAAAAAATTCCTTGCGTACGAGCAATCCGCAGCACGAGCTTATCGGTGCGCGCTCGACATTGCAGATGATTTCAGGCAGCAAATGCTGATTCATCTTAGAGATATAATTGACGCAGAGATTGTAAAAGGAAGGAGACGACATGAAAACGGCGCTCGTGACGTTCGGCTACAGGAGGCCGGAGATTCACAAGCTGACGCTGGCGGCGATTAACCGTTGCCGAAATATCGAGAAGGTAGATCGGTTCTGCTACCTTGACGGCGACGGGTATGAGCTTCCCGAGCTGAAAGATTTTCGTGTTATAAAACGCGGTAATCGTTTTGGCCTGAACAAAAACATCCTGTCCGGAATCAAAGAGCTCTTTGAAAAAGAGAAATATGACCGCGTGATAGTGGTCGAGGATGACATCTATGTGTCGGCTGATTTCATTGATTTTATTCTCGCTGCTTACGAATATAAAAACGAGCATTGCTTCTCGGTTACCGGCTTTCATCCAAGCAAGTCCTTCGCGCCTTACACGAAGCAGGAATACAAAGAAAACGAGATTACCATAGTAGACGGGTACAGCCCCTGGGGGGTGATGTACGACACGGCCGACTATGCGCTCATCGCCCCTTACATCAGGGATGAGTACTTTGAAAATCAAATGTCCTTTTTTACGCAGTTTGTACTGCCCATGGCGCCCTACTTCAAGCATGCGTCACCGCTGCAGGACGGCACCATAAACACGATCCGCTTTGCCCATCAGTACCGGCATGTGGCCCCGTTTTTCTCAAGGGTGCAAAATATCGGCTATTACGGCGAGAATCAGCTGCATGCCTACAAGCAGGACGGATTGACCGTGGCCGACATGATCATGCAGAGCGATAACGCGACCGAGACCTTTCACGAAGATTACCAGTGGGATGAGCTGAAGCTGGTTAAGTTTGTGGGGGAGTGGTAATGCAGCTGGTCATAACAAAAAACGGCGGCGATCAGGTCTCATTGGATATTGAGCATGGCTTTGATGTTGATGAGCTGTTTGCCCGGGCGAAAGCCGCTTTCAACGCCTGGCCGGTAACCAATCAGGCAGTGTTTATGGATGACCTGCGGAAACTGGCTGCCGGCAAGCGCGTCGTTGAGTTCGGTTATGGTGAGGGGCAGTCTGCTTTTATTTTTCTGTGCGGAAGGCCACAATGGGTATTTTCTCATGACATCCTGCCGTCATCCGAGCTTAAAAACCTTGACGCGTTGCGCTTCATTGCGGCAGAGCTAGGATCGGGCTTCGCATTCTTTAAGGCAAACACCGCCGAGTTGCCGGCTATCCCTGAATGTGATGTGCTGCTCATTGACTCGCGGCATACCTACGATCACGTTATGGACGAGCTAAAGCACGCACCCCAGGTGAAAGAGACCATCATATTCCACGATACGACTGATGACAATATCATGCGGGCGGTCATTGACTTTCAAAGCACGCACAAAAACGAATGGAAACTTGAAGCAGTTCGCACTGAAGACTGCGGCATTGCCTACCTAAAAAGAGTAGTTATTACAGATGGTTAGTTTATGGCTAGAGAAAAACCTATTGAAATAGGAGAAAAAAAGGAAAGAAGAAAGTCAATTCGGGATCCGAAAACTGGAAAATTCTTGCCCGGAAATCCTAGCGGCGGCCGCCCAAAAGGTAGCATATCCATAGTGACGCTTATCAAGCAACTTCTGGCAGAAGTGCCGAAAGGTGAGAAGCGAAACAACGCCATGATACTGGCAGCCAATATCGTCAGAGACGCCTTGCGGGGCAGGGACGGCAAGGACAAGCTGGTTATCCAGTACATCGACGGCATGCCATTACAGAAGCTGCAGCACGGCATGGACGAAGACAACCCGATTAAAGTGGTGATGGTGCCTGCCAAATCATTGAAAGATGTCTGAGATAGAGTACAGGTGGGAGTACACGAAATGCTATGCCGAATTGCAGAAACACAAGCAAGACGGCATTGTTATTTTGACCGGCGGGGCGGGATCGGGAAAGAGCTACAGCGTCATGCAGGACCTGATCCTTGAGTTCTGCACCGAGCGCGACAAGAGCTACCTGGTGACAAGAAAGACGCTGCCGGCACTCCGACAGACTGCCTATAAGTGGATACTCGACCTGATGAAGGAGGTCGGCGTCTACAAGTATTTCGAGCACAATAAGAGTGACCGCATCCTGACGTACCGTGGCAATTACATGCTGTTTACCGGATTGGATGATCCGGAGAAAATCAAGAGCAGCAATTTTAACAAGATATGGGTGGAGGAAGCGACCGAGTTCACACTTGAGGATTTCATCCAGCTTAACCTGCGAAAGAGGTCGCCAACCGGAAGCAGCGGGTATGTGAATCAGATCATACTGTCGCACAACCCGACTGACGAATACGGCTACATCAACCAGGAGTTGGTGCTAAAGCGGGGCATAGTCCCGATACGGAGCACCTATAAGGACAATCCATTCCTGCCGCCTGATTATGTCAGGGAGCTTGAGGCGCTTTCTGAGCAGAATCCCGAATACTGGAAGATTTACGGCCTGGGCGAATACGCGCAGCTGTCCAATGTCATCTTCGCGCCCTGGGTCATTCTGACTGAATACCCCGAGCATTTTGATGAGGTGATCTACGGGGTAGACTTCGGGTACAACAACGAGACGGCGGTGATCAAGGTAGGGATACTGGACAACGAGATTTACCTTACCGAGCTGTTATATGAGTCGCACCTGACCAATTCTGATTTAATCGCCAGGTTGCGCGAGCTTGACATATCGCCGGGTGATTACCTGTACTGTGATTCGGAGGCGCCGGACCGGATCGCCGAGATAAGCGACGCCGGTTTTTATGCCGTGCCTGCTCACAAGGGCAAGGGAAGCGTAAAAGACGGCATTGATTTTCTGAAGTGCCTAAAGATTCACACGCGGCCTGAAAATGTGAATTTAAACAAGGAAAGATCAAGCTACTGTTGGAAGACCGACAACCGGGGAAACGTGCTTGACGAGCCGGTTAAACACCACGATCACGGGATAGACGCTGTCCGCTATAGCATATATACGCATTTACGGCAGCGCGATGAAGTGAGCATTGTGGTGCTCTAAAGGGAGACCCTATAATGAAATTCGCAATAAACTCAAGGTTTCTAAACTTTGAGTTTTCTGCTTTTGAGAATCGGCAAATAGAATCAAACGGCGTGAGCACCAAGGGCCTGACCTGGCAGAATCTGTGGCTGCGCAGCCTGGAGGATACCATCAGCGGAAACAAGCTGGTTGAGCCATACAGCCAATATCCCTGGATGTATGTGGCAATTAATGCCATAGCGCTGCCGGTCAGCCAGGTGCCGTTCATTCTCTACAAGGGTGAAGACACATTGATGGAGTCCGGGCCGGTGTATGACCTGTTTATGCGGCCCAATCCGTACACGTCGCGATTCCAGTTCTGGCAGGCGATAATCACCTTCCTAAAGGTCGAGGGCAACGCCTTTGTGCTCCTGTCATTCAACAAGTCAAAGCTGTTTCCGTCAGAGATGTGGGTGTTCGGATCGGAGAAGATGGAGGCGCTTACCGATTCAAACGGGCAGCTCGTGGCCTGGCGGATGAAAAACAATAACGTCACCATACCACCCGAACAGGTGATCCACTTTAAAGAGTTCAACCCGAAGAACATGATATCCGGGCTTTCACCGGTGACGGTGGCGCGTTTGACCATGGAGACGGACTACGGTGCCTTGAAATACAACAAGGCGATCATTGACAATGACGCCGAGCCGGGCGGGGTGATCCTATCAGAGCACAAGTTAAACGACATTCAGATCAAGCAGTTACGAAAGGATTTTGAGACAAGGCACCAGGGGCCTGAGAATGCCAAGCGGCTGGCGATTATATCAGGGGCGAAGTATCAGCGGGTATCCTTATCGCCGAAGGACATGGAGTTTTTAGAGCAGCGGCGCTATTCAAGGGAGGAAATCCTTTCTATCTGGCGGATCCCGAAGGGCGTGGTGGGAATTACCGATGACCTGAATTACGCCACCTTATTCGGACAGAAACGCATATTCTGGAATGATACGCTGCTGCCGGTCATGAAGATGCTTGAGGACGGCTTCGCGGCGCAGTTTTTCAGACGGTATGCACCTGATCACTGGGCGGAGTTTGACCGCAAGAGCGTCCCTGAGCTGCAGGAAGACTATAACGAGAAGGTGGCGAGCGCCGAGATACTGAATCGCATCGGCTATCCCATCAACATGATAAACAAGCGGCTTGACCTGGGTTTTGAAGACGTACCATGGGGTGACATCTGGTTTGCGCCAATGACATCGGTCCCGGTTTCATCGGCTGACAGCATACCCGAAGGGGGCAACGGAAATGGCAAGCCTGAGCTGCCGCCTGCTAACGAAGAAGATGAGGAAGAGGAGCGAATCATGAAGATGCCGGCGGCCATTGAGGCGGTCAGGCTGTACGGCACCATGGAGAAGTACGTCAGGCTGTGGGGACGGTTTATCCAGGCGGTGACGCCTAATGAGCTGGTGTTTGCCAGCAAGCTGCGTCGCTATTTCTACGAGCAAAGAAACATCATTCTTGAGGCGCTTTTAAAGAATGAGAAGGCGCTGCACAAGTCAACGCCTGATGTGATTACCTTCAAGTGGGGCATTGAGAGAAAGAAGCTGGAAGAACTGTCCCGCAAGCAGCTAAACGAGGCGATCCTTGCCGGCATCAAACTACTGTCTGAGGTGCTGGGAGCTCCTGCCATTGATGCAGGCAACCCGATGATTGAAGAGGCCATATTGCGGCGTTGTACAAAGATCACCGGCATAGTGGTGGAGACCACGCGGACGCAGATACAAAAGACGCTTCTGGACGGGGTAGTGGCAGGGGAGAGCATCAACCAGCTTGCTGACCGCATCAAGGCGGTATTCAATGCAGCCCGCTACCGGGTGAATATGATTGCCCGCACCGAGGTGATCGGGGCGACCAACGAGGGCGGGATGATCGAGATGCAAAACGAGGCGGTCGAAAAGAAGCAATGGCTGACCGCAGGGGATGAATACGTCAGGGACAGCCACCGTGACGAAGGGGCGGGGGATCCGATCCCGCTTGATGCAACCTTTCCGGTGACGCACCTGCATTACCCGGGTGATCCCAATGGTCCGGCGGGCGAGGTGATTAATTGCCGGTGCACACTGATCCCGGTACAGGTGAAACCGAGCCTATAGGGCAGAGCAATTCTTTTAAGACGGTAAGAGGCAGGCGCAGCAATGCTGTGACCTGCTTTTTTACTGTAAGGAGACGAGCATGGACAAGCAGTTTTTAAACTTCACCGTTGACGTAAAAGAGCACGACCCCGAGAAGCGGGTCATATCATTTCGGGGATCGACCGGGGACATTGACCGCTGCAACGAGGTGGTAGAGCCAAAGGGCTGGAAGCTCGATAACTACCAAAAGAATCCGGTGTTTCTATGGGCACATAATTACAGCAGCCCGCCCATCGGAAAGGCGGTCAGGGTGAAAAAGGGCAAGGACGGCCTGGACTTCGACATCCAGTTTGCCACCGCGGAAGAGTACCCGTTTGCCGACACCATTTTCAAGCTGTACCAGGGCGGGTATTTGAAAAGCGTATCGGTGGGCTTTATCCCGCTTGAGTGGGAAGATCACAAGTGGGAAGACGGCAAGGAAAGGCCGAAGCCTGACCGCACCATCTTAAAACAGGAGCTTTTGGAGCTGTCGGCGGTATCGGTCCCGGCGAATCCAAATGCCTTAATGAACGCCCTGCAATGCGGTCTTATTACCGACGCCGAGAAGAAGGACTTTGAGTTTGCGGCAGCGCGTGAAGAGCAGTACGCCCAGGACAAAGGGCTGCAGTCGCCCGCACTAGAGCCTACAGCAGAGAAGAAAAACTCCTGCGAGATCGTGGATGAGACCACTCCCACGCCTTCTGCCACGGTACCTGAGGTGAAGGCGACGCTGACCGTATCGCCGAAACATGACATGCCGGTCCCCTGTTTGCCCGAGCTGGCTGAATACGACCGTGGCAAGGCATTCAACCGGCTGGTTACCTGGGCGGGTATCATTGATGACAAGCTGCCCGACCTGACAAAAGAAGGTTTTGACGAGCTTACCGAAGACAAAAAAGAGGGCATTGTAAAGCTCTCGACCGCGTTCGCCTACGCCGACATACACAACCTGCGCTACATGCACCACGACGTTGAAAACGGCTCGCTGGTCACCAATCTTGCCGGCGTGACCTCCTCCATGAAGCGGCTCTTGGAAGATGTTTATCACGGCACCATCTCAATTACCCAGGGCAAGGAACCGCACGCGCACCTTGCCAACCATTACATAGAATACAAAAGGATCGCTCCGAGTTTTAACCTGTTCAAGCTCGAAGCTATTCGCGAGCTGTTCACCGGCGACAGCGAGCAGAAGCCCCTGTCATTTCCGGACGCGGACATTGCCGCGACCGAGAAAGAGGAGGCGAATGACGCAGATGTACTGGTCGCCATCATGAACGGTCTCGCACCGGAAGGGGACATTACCGAGAAGGACTTAAACGATGTCTCCGATTTACTTGAATCAACCATGAAGGAGAAGAAAAGATGACTCCAGAAGAACGATTAAAATCACTCCTGAAAGAAATTTCAGGCGAGCTCAAAGCGGAAGTGAAGGAAGAGCTCGAAGAGCGTGACCGTAAGCTCGAAGAGAAGTTCGGTTCGCTTGAAGAGCACATCAAGAAGATCGGCCTGCCGACGGTGGAGAATCCGGCGCCGGTTGACATCAACATGGCCGGGGCTGATGACAAGATCATCAAAAAGCGGATTTATTCCGGCTATTCGCTGGACCTGCAGGGCAAGGAGCTTGCCGAGATGCTGGAGCAGCCGAACCTGTATCCGCACCTGAAGCACCAGTGTGCGATCAAGGATCAGGCGTTCCGGGACAAGTTTTCTTCGTTTGTGATCGACGTGATACAGGCGAAGTTCGGCAATCCGCAGGCCATGCAGAATCTGTGGCAGGCGTCGCAGGCTGTCAAGGCTCTGAACGAAACAACGCCGGGAGACGGCGGCTATCTCGTTCCTGACGAATACACGGCAGAAA